CAAAATTCTGAATAACTTAAATGGTGTTGCATACGCAATTGCAAGAACAAATGAAGATGGAGGCGTAACTTGCTTTCAGTTTTCTTCTGAAGGAACAGATTACCAGCAATACCTAGCGTGGCTTGCCGAGGGTAACGCCCCTTTACCACCTGATGAATAGAAAGATGAATCATGATCGACCCGATGACAATAGGGTTAGCTATACAGGGCGTAAAGCTCGTAGTTAACGCAGTTAAATCTGCCGCCGATGAGGCGAGAGAAGCTGTAGATGCAATTAATGAGTGCGTTGACTCAGGTAAAAAATTAGGGCAATCACTTTCACCGGTGAAGAAGTTTTTCAGAGCAGCAAGTAAATACGAAGAAAACAGATCACATTTAGAAGACGCAAAGAAAGCGCAAGACGAGGCAATAGCAAATGGTGAACCCGTAGTAGACCCAGTCTCCGATGCCGAGTACGTGATGGATATGATGGCAGCAGATAGGGAGATTAAGCAGTATTACGACCAGATCAAACACATAATGATTTACCACTTTGATGAGAGTGGGATGTGGGATGAGTTCTGGGAAAGACTAAGTAAGTTACGTCGTGAGCGTGAAGCAAAGGCAGAAGACGCAAGACGTGCAGCTACAGAAGCAAGATTAGCAATAGCAGCAGAGAAGATGCGTAAGAAGCGCAAACTACAAAAAACCCTCAACATAATATATAACTGTGTAGGTGGGTTCGTAATTACCGCAATTATTGCGGGGTTTGCATGGTTTATTAAATGGATGTTTGATCAAGGAGCAAATTAATGTTACCACTACTAGCCCCAATCCTCACCCAATTAGCCAGTGCAGGTATGCAAAAGGTCGTTGACGCTGTGTTAGATAAAGGCACTACGGTTGTTGAAGAGAAGTTAGGTATAACTTTGACCCCCGGTCCTGACGGCAAACTATCAGACGAAAAACTTGCATCGTTAAAAGAAGCAGCGATGAAGCATGAAGAGTTCATGTTTGAGCAGGAAGTCAAAGACCGTAGCAGTGCAAGACAGCGTGAAGTGGATATTGCCTCTAACGAGAACGTACCACTGATAAACAAGATCATTACCCCAGCGTTGGCTATATTCGTAGTGCTTTCCTCGTTCATTCTATTTGGTATTCTGATCTTTGTTGATGTGCGTCCTGAAGCTAAAGACATCCTGATCTACATACTGGGTGTTCTGTCTGCGGCGGTTACTCAGATTCTTTCTTACTACTTCGGCTCATCTCAAGGCAGTAAAGATAAGTCAGAACTAATGGCGCTAAAGAAATGAACTTATCTCCAAACTTCACCTTAGAGGAAATGACTGCCAGTGAGACAGCAGAGCGTCATGGTATTGACAACACGCCAGATAATGATGTACTGATGAACTTGCGTCGGTTGGCTTTGTTCTTAGAAGATGTGCGCACTGCTGTAGGGATGCCACTACGGATAAACTCAGCCTATCGCAGCCCAGAGGCAAACCGCCTTGTGGGCGGAAAATCTACCTCACAACATTGCCGTGGGGTCGCCGCAGACCTTAAAGTAAAGGGTATGACCCCTGACCAAGTTGTCAGAGCAATAATAAAAGCGGGGTTACCATACGACCAAGTAATTCGTGAGTTTGATAGCTGGACACATGTTAGTATTTCTAATACAAAAGATGAAAAGCCCCGTAAAATGGCGTTAATTATTGATAAGAACGGCGCGCGCCCGTTCCCTAAAACTGAGGTATAGATATGCCAAGCACCTACTCACCCGATCTACGTATTGAGCTTATGGCGAACGGAGGCAACTCCGGTACGTGGGGTACTATTACTAATACAAACTTAGGCACTATCCTTGAAGACGCAATCTCTGGGTTGGCTAACGTCTCTATTACGTCCGCTGCGCAAGCACTAACTGTACAAGACGGTGCGGCAGACCAAGCACGATGTGCGGCTTTTAATTTAACTACCACTACAACGGCAGCGTTTGCGGCATATGTGCCTCCTGTTACTAAACTATACGTAGTAAAGAACTCAAGCATCTATACTGCTACGGTCTATGCAAGTACGGTAGCTGGCAATACAACTCCAGCAGGTACAGGTGTGGCAATCCCTGCCGGTAGAACAGTGGCTATTCGCTGTGACGGTACAAACATTGTTGACCAGATTAACTATATCTCAGGCAATTTAAACATCGGTGGTAACTTAGCAGCCACAGGCACGATCACTGGAACCATCAGCAGCCCTGGTGGTTTGACAGGTAACTTGACGGGTAACGTCACAGGCAACGTAACTGGTAATGTCGTTGGTAACGTGACTGGTAATTTGGCAGCAGGTTCTGGAACAATACAGACAACAAACTACACATTTACAGAAGTAGGTGGAGTGCTTTTTATTAAGTACGGTGCAACCAATATAGCCAAGATAGATTCAACCGGTAATTTAACGGTGCTAGGAAACGTAACAGCTTACGGCACGGTGTAATATGGCTCTCCCTCCATCAGGTACATTATCTTTAGCCAACATCCAAACAGAGTTTGGTGGCACCAATCCTATTGGTTTAAACGAGTATTACCGTAATGGCGGTCTAGTTCCTAATGCCGCACAAAATGCGGCTATTCCTACATCGGGTGCTATCTCTATTGGTAACTTTTACGGTTCAACAAACAGAATTCCTATTGCTATTACTCTTTCGGCATCCGCATATAATTATGATGTATATGCAAATCGTGGTGGGACGTATGTAGCCGGTATATCCGACATTACTGTTACGGTAGCACCCGGTGTTTATATAGGCAGTACGTCTACTGGCACATACGCCATGACTGTATCTAGTTCATTTAATGCTGGAGATACGGTAACAATCGTAAACAACGGAACTATTGAAGGTATGGGTGGCGCAGGTGGTGCCGCTATATTTGCAGCAAATGCAGGTAACCCCGGAGCAGGTGGTGGTAATGCGTTATTTGTAGCTCGTGCAACCACAATCCAAAACAATAGCATTATCGCTGGCGGTGGTGGTGGCGGTGGTGGTGGAGCAGGTTATACACCAAACAAGGGTGGCTCTGATTGGGGCGGTGGTGGTGGTGGCGGTGCAGGTTATAACCCCGGAGCAGGTGGAGCAGGACCTTATGGTGGCGCATCTGGAACAGTGACTGCCGGTGGTGTAGGTGGTAGTAGCCCATACACAACAGGTGGTACAGGAGGTGGACAAGGTTCGGCAGGTGGATCAGGCGGTGCAATATCAGGAGCTAATCCAAGACCGGGCGGTGCAGGTGGTGCCGCTGGATACTATTTGGTAGGTACTTCATTCGTTACATGGACAGCAACAGGCACACGTTTAGGTCTAGTTGCTTAATAAGGAGTTGATATGAATAGCGTTAATATGAAAATTGTTGGATATGATGAAGACTCACAATCTTTGTTGGTATCGTTTGCTTCTGATGTAACAAGATCACAAGACCCAGAGCAATATCCAGCACTAGCATTTCAACCGATAACCATGTGGCCTGATGTAACAGATATGGTAGAGATAAAGAAGCGTATAGCTATTGCTGGTATGCACCATGTTGAACGTCAAAAAAGCAAAGAGAACTTTCTTTCTGACCCTAACAAAGTAGCGTCATTAAAGTCTTTAATAGGGCAATCATTTACGTACCAAGTGTCTGACTTGACCAAAGTAGAATCAGAATTAACAACTCCAATTCTCACGGTTTAAACATGATACGCAAACCTTTTGCTGCATTTGGTCGTGTGTTATACGGCAACTATTACGAAGCCGGATATACGGCAGAGGCTACTACGTCAGTAGCCAGCAAGACTGTGTTGATGTTTTCAGATGGCGATTTAACTGTTCGTGATAAGCATACAGGAGAAGTTATAGAACATTGCGTTCCCGGCTGGATCAGATATGGCGATTACGATAACCGCTTGATAGTTGCAACAGCCAATACAGATAGCGTGTCGTGGTGCTATGACCCTGTAGTGAATAAAGGTGATGTGCCTGAGATAACTTTGTTTAGGTTAAACCAAGGTGAGTCAGTTACTTTGACTGCAAACGAGAATCTTTTCCTGTGTAAAGGTACGTTATTGGTTAACGGTAATCAGTACATGGGTCCATATCAAATTGCAGTTAAGACAGAAGGCAATACCGCTTTGGCAGTAACAGATATATATGGGCTTTTGTTCAAATGAAATACGCATCAAAACTTGATTACCAAATTGATCTGCGTCCTTTAGAAGAGTCAACGCTAACGCCTTTCCGTGATTACGCAAGGTTGCAACGTTATGCCAAAGGGCTTCCGGGTGATTATGATGTTTTGTTTGAAGCTGGTTGGTGCGCAAAAAATATGGCGGTTAGTAAAGAGGATGAACTGATTGACCAACTCCCTGCTGAATTGTTGAGTCAAGAGCGTCCGTATTTGCTTTACTTAGAACTACCTGCGATTGATACACCTAATCCAGTACTGCCAGCACACAGAGACTATGGTAAGAAAAGCAGCATCAACATATACCTTGAGACTGCCGGAGAAGTAACTACGTTTTACAACTGGAATAGAGAAGAACAGAAGTCTGACTTTGCTGAAGAGTTCTGTGCAAGCACTAATGATATTTGGTTGATGGATACAGATACGCCACACGCAGTAGCTTTAAAGCCAAACAAGGCACGTAAGCTATTGTGTTTTTGTTTTGCAAAAATGCCTTACGAAAAAGTATTGGAAGCGTTTTGAAAGAGTATATAGCGGATAGAGAAAGATTAATTCATGTCTATGATGATGTGTTTGATCTTGCGTATAAGCAGGCGATCTATGATTTTGTACAGAAGTCGTTCTTTAGAATTGGTTGGGCTGATGGTGTCATTGCTGAAAAGAATCAACATCAGTTTCTGCACTCCACATATTCAGAAGAGGACTTAGATAAACTTGGTTACATTCAAGCGTTAAAAGATTCAGAAGTTGCACAAGAGTTGGTAGGGCATAAGATAAGTAAGGCGGTGGTGAATCTTTCTACCCCATCAGACGCAAACTTTATACATGCGCATCCAGAAGACAAGGTAATCCTGTATTACGTGAATCTGGAATGGTTGGATGGATGGCACGGAGAGACATTGTTTTATAGTGAGTCGTTTAAAGATATTGTGTTTGCTAGTCCGTATACACCGGGTCGAATCATAGCTTTCAATGCCAAGATTCCCCATACGATTAGACCGCAATCATCTTTAGCCTCTCATTACAGATTTACCTTTGCTTTAGTGCTAACTGAGTGTTAACACCTAGACAGGAGTAGGCCGCAAATGCCGTTACAAAAATTACAGTTTCGTCCGGGCGTTAATCGTGAGGGTACTTCTTTATCCAACGAAGGCGGTTGGTATGACTGCGACAAAGTTCGATTCCGTTCTGGCTACCCTGAAAAGATAGGTGGCTGGGCTGCTTTGTCGTACACAACATTCTTAGGTTTCTGCCGTTCATTGTGGAATTGGATAACACTAAAACAGTACAACCTACTTGGTGTTGGCACTAACCTAAAGTTCTACGTAGAGAATGGTGGTATCTACTACGACATCACACCTATCCGTGAAACCAATTTAAACAGCACAACATTTTCTGCGGTAACTACAGCACCTTTCTCTTCTACAATTACTGTTACTGATTCAGGTGCTAATAGCTTACAGGTTGGAGACTTTGTTACGTTTTCTAACGCTGTATCTTTGGGTGGCAACATAACCGCTGCCATATTGAATCAGGAATACCAGATTGCTGGGATTATCTCAGGTACTGTTTATACGATTGAAGCTCGTGCGGTTTCTGACATATCTGCCCCCGGTGCAGCAGTATTATCTAATGCGTCTGACGTAGGTAATGGTGGTTCAGCTACAGACTCTGCCTACCAAATACAAACAGGGTTTGATGCGTTTACTATTAGCACAGGCTGGGGTGCTGGTCCTTGGTCAAGACTTAGCTGGGGTTCAGGCTATACGACAGGCTTTGGTGAGCAGTTACGTTTGTGGAGCCAAGAAAACTTTGGTGAGGAATTACTGTTCTCGCCTCGTGGCAGTGCTTTGTATATATGGCAGCCGGGTAGTGGTGCGATACCTGCGTTTGGGACTAGAGGTACTTTAATATCTGGTACAGATGTCCCTGCTTTTATTAATCAGATCATGGTGTCTGATACAAGTCGTATTGTTATTTGCTTTGGCTGTAATGATTATGGTGCCTATGGTACGACTGCAATTGACCCATTATTAATCAGATGGACAGCGCAGGAGAGCTATACGGACTGGACACCAACTGCAATCAATCAAGCAGGTAGTTACCGTTTGTCCCACGGCTCAGAAATTATTGGTGCATTACAGACTCGTCAAGAGATTGTGGTTTGGACTGATGCCGCTATTTATTCTATGCAGTATTTAGGACCACCAAACGTATATGGCTTTACTTTATTGGCGGACAACATCTCTATCGTATCTCCTAACGCTATGGCAACTGCTAGTGGCGTGGTTTACTGGATGGGTGTTGATAAGTTCTATGTATACTCTGGTCGTGTAGAAACACTGCCTTGTGCAGTTCGTACTTATGTATATGAAGATATTAACCGAGATCAGTTCTTTCAATGTTTTGCTGGCTCAAACGAAGGGTTTAGTGAGATATGGTGGTTCTATTGTTCAGCCGACTCCGAAACAATTAACCGCTACGTTATCTTTAATTACTTAGATCGTGTGTGGTACTACGGTACACTAGAACGTACTGCTTGGCTAGATTCTCCATTACGTGCTTACCCACAAGCGGCAACGGCTGGAAACATTATTGTGTATCACGAAGCTCTTGTTGATAACGGTGAGACTAACCCGCCAAGCGCTATAGATTGCTACATACAGTCTTCAGACTTTGATATTGAAGATGGGCATAACTATGGTTTTGTGTGGAGGATGATTCCTGACATTACGTTTAACGGATCAAACACCGCACCTCCAGAGAATCCTCGTGTTAATTTCACGATGCGTCCTAAACAAAATCCGGGTTCGCCATATAACGTAGCGCCTTCTCCTATTGTTAGATCAGCACAGAACTACGGTACACAAAGTGTTTACAACGTACAAGAATTTACGCAGATTATTTATACTAGGGTTCGTGGTAGGCAGTTAGCGTTTAGGATTGAGTCAGATACATTAGGTACGCAGTGGCAGTTAGGTACACCACGTTTAGATGTTAGACCGGACGGCAGACGATGAGTACAAGTATTGTTATTACGGAAGCTATAGCTTTAACCCCCACAAAAGCTCCTGCCTTGCCATTTGCGCCGGTTGAGTATGACCGTACTTATCAAGATACTCTTAATAACATTTTGCGTCAGTATTTCAATACAGTAGACAACTACACAGGACAGCTTATATTAGGTTCTGTTTATGCGTTTGCTGACTTACCAACCGCTGCCAATGCAGGTGTTGGGGCAAGGGCTTTTGTAACCGATTCTTCTGTATCTACTTTTGGCTCAAATGTAGCTGGAGGCGGGTCAGGAAAAGTGCCTGTTTACTCAGATGGGACTAACTGGAAAGTTGGATAAACTGATATCATTGACAACTATGGAAACTAATCTAAATCCCGATTACATAGAGTTTGCTGAGGCTGACGATATCTGGGTCAGAGCTTACACTATTGACAACAAACACACTGTTGCGGTGCAACATGTACACGAGCATGACCATGTTACTTTAGTAGCACGTGGTGAAGTTTCATATTGGGAAGATGGTGCCGAAGTTTCTAGGCATGTAGCCCCAGCCCTGCTGACTGTGCAAGCAGGGAAGAAGCACGCATTTGTATCTTTGACTGATGATGTGGTGCTATGTTGTTTACATAATCTACGGGGAACTGGTCTAGAAGCCCCTAAAATCCTTAATGAGGTGATGTAATGATCGCTGCTCTTATAGCTGCTTCAACTGCTAAACTTGCTGCCGCTGGTACTACTGCCGCTGCCGCTACTACTGCCGAAGCTGCCGCCGCCGCTGCCGCCGCCAAAGCCGCTGCCGCTGCTACCGCTGCTACTGCTGGCACTACCGCTGCTACTGCTGGCACTACCGCTGCACTAGAGGCGGCTAAACAAACGGCTATTCAAACTGGTATACAAAACGTTGGCGCAAACGCTGCTAAACAAGCCGGTGTAGAAGTTGCCAAACAAGCTGGTACGGACGCTGCACAAAATGTTGTCAGAGAAGGCATTATGTCTGGCGCACAAAAAGCTGGTACGGACGCTACTACACAAGCTGCCCAAAGTATAGCTGAAAAAGGTATAGAACAAGGATTCAATACAGTCAATCCAGCAAGTCCCGGTACAGGTCCAAACATAAACTTTGAAGGGACATCAGCAGGTACAAGAAATCCCGGCATGGATATGTACAACCAATTTACACAAGCACCTCCACCTGTTGACCAAGCTGCGGCAAATTCAGGTATAGCGCCAAAGCCATATGTTAATGCCCCACCAACTCCCGGTATGCCCGGCAGTCCGATTGACCCTAACGCAGGTTTATTGGAAGGGGTGGACTATGCAAAAATGACCGGAGTAGATGTTCCACACGCGGGGGCAGAAACTGCTACAGGGTTACAAAAAGGGTTTGAGTCTGCTCTTAAATTTGCTAAAGATAACCCATTAGCAACTACGATTGGTATGCAGGCAGTAGGTACGTTACTTACCCCCAAACCAAGTTCTAGTGGCCCACCAAAGAAACAATATGCACGTAGAGATATGTCAGGCTTTCAAGCTAGTGAACCAAGCACAATCGAATACAACCCTATATTCCAACCAACCCCATATGCCGAAGGTGGTATAGCGTCTTATGCAGTAGGTGGTCCGGTTGAACAGATGTCTGCTCAAAACGCTATAGGTAACAACATGATGTACCCACAGTCGCAACTTCAGACTGATACGTATTCCAACCCTATGGTTCAACGACCAATACCAACTAATGTTATTCAATCTGGTATAGATGCACCTGTTGGTAGATATACGGGTGAACAAATGTACGCTAAGGGTGGTACAACAGTAAGTACCGATGCTTCAAAGAGATACGCACAGATGATGGGTATTAAATCTGCTGAACAACAAAGAGCTGACGAAGAGTACTTAGATGCATATGCTAAAAGAGAAAGTGCTAAGAGTATTAATACTGACGCAGATGTAGATACACGCACTAAAGACCCATTGAATGCTTCACTAACTTCGTTAAAAAAGATTGGTAAGCGTGTGGGAATTAAAGCTGTTGACTTACCTAAGTCTAATACTACTGATTCAAATGTATTCCATGCAGCTGCTAATGGCGGCATCATGCATAGCTTAGGTGGTTATTCTGATGGTGGTCGTTTATTGAAAGGTCCCGGTGATGGCGTTAGTGATTCTATCCCTGCTACTATTGGTGATCGTCAGCCCGCTCGTCTTGCTGATGGTGAGTTCGTGGTGCCTGCACGTATCGTATCAGAGTTGGGAAATGGATCTACAGAGGCCGGTGCAAGAAAGCTCTACCAAATGATGGAACGTATCCAAGCTGATCGTAAGAAAAGTATTGGCAAAGGCAAAGTCGCGGTTAATTCTAAAGCAACTAAACATTTACCTAAATAAAGATGCCCTTATATCAAATACCACCTAGTCAACTACCACAAGTTTGGCCTACAGCTGCGCCGTTACTACAAAAAGCAATTGATCTAGAACCGGAAGCTAACACGATTGAGCAGATCGAATATGCAGTACGTACAGGTAGGATGTTCTTGTTAGTGTGGGAAGAACCAGAGCAAGGCATAACAGGTGCAGTAACAGTAGAGTTTATAGACTACCCACGTGAGCGTATAGCGCATGTTAGTTTGATGGGTGGTAAAGGAATAGTAAGAGATCACGTATTTGCAGAAGCAATGAATTGGATGCGTAGCTACGGTGCCACTAAAGCACAGTGTTGGACTAGAGGTACGCTGGTTGATATGTACAAAAAAATGGGTATGGAAAACACCCACCAAGTAATGAGGATTAATCTATGAACATCCTAAAATGGCTTTTTAACCCTGAGTGGTTCACGTTCAGCTTTGGTGGCGGTGGTGGTGGCACTACTTCTACAGGCACTACATACACATCCAACATCCCTGAGTACTTGGAGCCGTATGTAACAAAGATGACAGAGGCGACTGAAAAGCAAATCTATCAAGGAGAAGGGTTTAAACCTTATCAATCTTATGCTCAATACGATCAAGCGCGTGGTGGAACCGGTGAGACGGTTGCAGGCTTTACCCCAATACAAACACAAGCAATGCGGGGAATCCAAAATTATCAAATGCCCCAACAAACAAGATACGGCTCCCAAATGGCGGGGATGGCTGGCTTAGGTTCAATGCAAGCTGGTAATCAGTATGCACGTCAAGCTACTAATCCTTATGCTACTCAAGCATATATGTCTCCTTATATGGAGGCTTCGGTTGCTCCTCAAATGCGTGAAGCTGCACGTCAATCAGCTATGCAAGGTCAGATGAACCAAGCACAAGCTGTACAACAAGGTGCGTTTGGTGGTTCTCGTTCAGCTATTGTAGAAGCAGAGCGTCAGCGTAACTTAGCTCAACAACAAGCAGATATATACGGTAAGGGCACACAAACCGCTTTTGAACAAGCTCAACAGGCTCAACAGTTTGGTGCTAATTTAAACTTACAAGGTTTAGGTCAAGGTCTCCAAGGCGCACAAGCATTAGGTGCATTAGGCCAACAACAATATGGTCAAGAACTAGGTCTAATGGGGCAACAGTTAGCGGTTGGTAAACAACAACAAGACTTTGAACAAAACAGGCTCAACCAGATTGTTCAAGATTACGCTACATCGCAACAATACCCACTCATGCAGTTGGGTGTTCTATCGAACATGTTGCGTGGTTTACCTATGCAGGCTTCCACTACCCAGATGTATCAAGCTCAACCTTCAGCTGCGTCTCAAGCTATGGGTAGTATTGGTGCTGGCTTGGAGTTATATAAAACAGCTAAGTCTGCATTTGGTGCCAACGGTGGTGTAGTTAAGATGGCTGGTGGCGGTATTGCTACGGGTGTTCCACCTGCTAAGTTACCAAGCATGCTGAAGAAGTTATCTGATAAGCAGTTAGACCAAAAAGATAAAGATCAAAGCACAGACCCTGCTACTGGTGAAGATGTTGATGCAGAACTAGCTCGCCGTGGTGCATTGCGTAGCGGGATTAAAACTATGGCTGCTGGTGGTGCTATTGCTTTTGCAGATGAAGGCGCGGTTAAAGACCCAGAGAAAGATAAAGAGAAAGATTTAAAGGACACTAAAAAAGGTATTCGTGAAAGAATACTAGAAGAATCTCCAACGACTCCAGTAATTAAACCTGAGATGGGTGTTACACAAGAAGGAACATCGTTCCCACCAGAACCACCTGTAAATCAAGAAGCACCATACCCAGATTATAAAGGTAGTGTTGCAGACGAAGCTAGAAAAGGTATAGCCGCACCAGCTGTAAAACCAGCAGATCCATACGCTGCGTATGAAAAAACTTTATCTGACCAAGCTGCTGAGCAAAAAATTAAGTCTGAACAAAGTGTAAACGAGATTATAGCTAGCAGAGATGCGGAAAGAAAAGCAGCAGGGTTTATTAACCCCGCTATTGCGGAACAACAAGCTATAGACGAAAGAAAAGCAAAGATTGCTGGCGAAGCACGTGAAGCTGCACAAGATCGCCTTACTAAGTTCTTAATTGATTGGGGTAAAGTCCCCGGCCCTGCATTAAATGGCTTTATTGGTGCCGCAGGTAACTTAATCGAAGGTAATGTTGAAGATAAAAAACTACGTAAGAAATTGTTGGAAGACTTGGAAGATGCTAGTCGTGTCGTTAATCGTAGTGAGTATGAGCGTAGATTAGGTAACGAAAAAGAAGCTGACTCCTTAAAGACTAGAGCTGGTGAACAGTATTTTAATATCAACAAAGAATTGTTGAAGCACCGTGCAGACATGTCTATCAAACAAATGGATGCAGCTAATAAACTTGAGATACAAGCGCTTAAGAATGAACTTATAGTGGCTAAAGGCGCAAACAAGGACAAGGTTATTCAGCAAGCTGAACTCTTATATGCAGAGAAAGTGTTTAGGGGCGCTCCTGAAAACGCAAGCACAATGGCTCAAGCACTAAGAGAAGCTAACGCAATGCAGCCTACAGTAACAGCAACAGCTATGACTATACCTTCAAGAGAAACATCAGCAGGTGCAGCAGCTTCACAGGCAGGTACGGCAGAAGACCAAGCTGAAACTGCAAGGCTAAAAGCTATTACAGAAAGAACTGAGAAAGTAGCAAAAGAAGTACGTGCTGCAACAATGATGGGGCCGGGACGTAAAGAAATTAAAGCTGCTGAAGCATTAGCTAAAAAAGAAGGTCGTGATCCAGTGGCGGCGGGTAAAGTTGTTTCAGATAGAATCGCAAAAGAGATTGAAGCTAAGATACCATTACCTCAATCTGTTAGAGCACCAGCTGCAGCTCCAGCAGTAGTACCACCACCAGCAGGTTTCAGACCAGACCAATAAACTATGACTCTACAAACTGCAACTAATCCTGATACCGGCGAACGTGTAGCATTAGTAGATGGGGAGTGGAAGCCGATAACCCAGTCAGCCACAAACGCCGAGGGTGTTAAAGCTTATTTGGTCGGTGGGTCTTGGGTGGTAGATGATCGTGTTACCCCTGCGCCAAAGCAAGAAGCTAAAGCAGAACCTAAAAAAGAAGCTAAACCTGCGTCTAAAAATGTAGGTACGGGGGAAGGCTATGGTTTGTTTGGTGAGAACATAGAAGACACTACAGCTGTATCTGTGCCTGAGGGTGGTGTAATGGCGGGGTACAAAGGTAAGAGTATAGACAACCCAGATAAGACTACTACTCTCCCAGTTAAACCAGAGGTACGTCGTGCTATTCAGAGTAAGTATGACGCTGCGGATCCTGCACGACGTGCGGTACTTCAAGCGCAGCCGGGTGTAATTGGTGACATAGCTCGTGCACGTGCAGAATACTACGCAAGAAAAGATAAAGACTCTGGTGCCATTCCCGCTATAGATAAGTTTGATGCACGTAAAGAAGCTCGTACACGTGAGTTAATTGGTAAGGGTGAAAAGCCTGAGTTTGCCAGAGTAGCGGCGGAGGACGCAGCGGAAGCAGGTGTAGCCCCGGGTAGAGAAATAGCTTACATGCAGCAACAAGGTGTTTTTGAACCTTCTAAATTTGAATTTGGGGCAGTTAAATACCAAGATGCTAGTACCGCAACTCGTGCTCTTGTTAAAGCTAGAGAAGGCGTTACACAATCTGCGTTAGGTGTTGGAGAATTTATAGCCGACAAATTAGACTCAGATTATTACTCTCGTCGTTTTGCAGGTGCGGCTGACCAATCTAGAAACTTTGTCAAATCTATGAATGAAAACCCTAATTATTTAGGGCGCACAGTAGAAAACATAATTGACTCAACTGCTCAACAAGCACCAACAATTGCTACGGCTGTTTTAACTGGGGGTATGAGTACGCCTATAGCTTTATCGGCTATGTTTGTACAGCAGTTTGGGCAGGCGTATTCCGAAGGGCGAAAGGATGGGTTAGATTCAAACACCGCTTCTCAACGTGCAGCATGGATGGGTTTAGCTGAAATGCTGGGTGAAGCTCCGGGGTTTGGTACACAACTAAAACTTATTCGTGGTGCTTTAAAAACAGCGCCGCTAGAACAATTAAAAGGCTGGGTAATTAATACCGCTAAGAAAGAAGTACCGGGTGAGCAGTTTACACTTGCTATGCAAACATTTGGGGATATCGAAGGTGTAACTCCTTTTGGTACTAAACAAACCCCATCGCCAGAGCAGTATTTACAAATGATGGCGGATACTTTAGTCCAGACTGTAGGGCAAAGTGCATTAATGGGTGGTGTTTCAACGGCTGTAGGTAAAGGCGCTCAACTATATACCGGACGTAAAACTGAAGGTGAACAACAAGAAGTACCTGACCTAGAAAATATTAAAGGCCCAGAAGGAGAAGTCCCTGCTCCACCCGTACAAGCTGCTCCCCCTGCTCCACCCGTACAAGCTGCTCCCCCTGCTCCACCCGTACAAGCTGCTCCCCCTGCTCCACCTACTGAAGAACCTGTAGTGCCAGTAGCGCCTACGGCAACACTACCAAAAGACTTAGCTGGTGCAAAACCTCGCTATTCGTACGGCGATAAAGGGTTTGAATTAAAGTTTGAAAGTGATATTGATCGCGCTGCTTATATTGCTGCACAGCCAAACCCATCTAAACGTGATGCTGACTATCTTAATTTTGTTATGCAGAACACGGGTATGTCGGAGGATGAAGTTCGTGCATATGGTAAAACTATACGTGATGTAATTAAAGCTCAGGCTAAAATTGGTGAAGCTAGAACCGTACTAGAAATTTCTAATATGGCGGGGCTACAAGCAAGACCAACTCAGCCTACAACACCAAAAGCTGCAGAAGTACCACCTATCCCTGATGCTGAAGTAGACGCAAAAATACAGGAATTAACCCAAGACTTTATGGTTAAAGGGTTTGCAGAAGATGATGCAGAAATGCTTGCTCGTCAGGTAGTTGGAGAGAACCGTGCAGGAAGAGTATTAGAAAGAGACGTAGCTGAAGACGAACAACGCACAGTGGAAGGAAAGGCTGACCGTGCGGAACTACAGATTTTAGGAGGTGATAATGTTACTACCGAGCCGCCATCTTTTGTCACTCAGCCTAGCACAGATCAGTATGGCGATGGAGTGTCTGGCGAACAACAGTTACCCGCCGGAGGAGTTAGCGGACCTATCGCTAGAGGATTGGATGCAAGTAGGAGACTGGTTGGACAGTTTGATTCACGAGATGAACGAGAGCGA